TCGATATACGTGTGATGGAACAAGGCATAATCCTTGATCCCGGTCTTGGACTTGACCTTGCCGCCCTTGAGATGCAGGCAGCGCTGTTGCTTACTGAAGCTCTTCTCGTTGCGGTTCTTGGTGTTCAAAGCCCGCTGTTTCTGACGAGCCAACAGAGCTTCCTCTGCCACTAATTCCTTCTTGGCCTCTCTGGCTTCGCGAGCCATCAGGCTTCGTAGGAGGATATCTCGTTCGTCGTCTGCCGAGATACGGACGGGCTGGGACTGCTCTGCTGCGGCCTGATGCGACGCGTCCTGTCCTTCTTTTAAGCCGTAGACTGGTTTATCTTGCTTGTTATCGGACATACTGCTCCTCATACCCCGGACTCCGGGGTGTTCCCGTTATAGGTCGGGTTTCTTTATTTACTGCGTGTCGCTGTCTCCACGCTTGCCGTTACGGCGAAGCCAGAGTGTCTTGCGGTATCGACTACTGACGTGACCGCCAGTAGGCTTACCAAATATCTGATGCGCGCTCTCCTCGGTCAGTACATCTTTAACAATGAGCTGAGCCAGGACTGTGCGCCAACCTCGAAACTTCTCACCGGCCGGGAGGTTGTGCTTGTCCAGACGGAGGATGCTCCACTCGTACATGGCGGGCACCTGTAAGTAGGCTATGTAAATCATCTGTTGGCCGCGGGCTGCCCATAAGGCGACTGTGCTCGCTAAACCGTTATCGACCGTGAAACATTTTATGCCGTTGTCTCGTAGGCGTTTGATGAAGTCTCTGGTCTGAATGATGTTGACTTTTCTGGGTTTTTCGTCGGTCAGTAATTCTTGGCCATCCATTTTGTAACTTTCGACTTGTGAGTCGGATGCTTCTTTTTCTGCGGCGAACGATTCTTTGACGAATGCTTTGTAGTCTTCCGGATGTGAAACCCAATCGGGCGTGCCGCCTGCGAGAAGCTGCTTTATGGAATCTCGCGTAGTCTTTAAATCGTGGCGAGATTTGATAGGGTCGTCTACATCAACAAGACCCGATTTCTGTGTGCTGTACTGAATTGCCATCGTTATGCCTTTCTTGACATAGAGAACATTTTGGATTTATGACGCCTTTACTAACGTGAAATCTATTATGACGAGCTAATCTCTGAAGAGGAGACCACTTCGTACCTTTATGTGCGTCGGACATTTTCTTCTTAGCTTCTTCAGTCCTCTTTGCACCTATATGAACCGCCATTAACTTATTAAAATTATCCTCTGTCATCTTTTTACCCAGAGAATATTTATTGCCTTTATTCACCTCAATCAATTTTAAACGATTTTCTTCGGACATCGTTTTACCAATTCTGGCCTTAGACATCTTCAACCTAGTTTCTTCACCGGGGCGAAAACCAAAACTGCCGCCACCGCCTTGCGTAAGATTATATCCCTTCTCAGGATTACAGAGATCCCACGCCTTAATCATCCCGACCTCATACAAGTCTAATTCCCATTTAGAATTTACTTGTACTAAAGCGATCATGTCAAAATTCTCAGAACCGTATTTTCTTATTGCTCTGTATAAAAGTCTATTTTCCTGATACTCATTCAAAGCAAAATAAACGTGGCGATCAAGCCAATATTTTTGTAAGTCATCACCAACATGCTGACCCACATATCTCTTACCATTAATTTTATTGGTTATCAGATATACGAACATTTTTCTCTCCTCAAAAGAGTTGATAAAGGGAGTGTTTGAGGCACTCCCTTAATCATATTAGCACGGATGGCCGTCCGTGTCAATGTTTACTACCTAATGCTATTAACTACTTAATTACTGAATCGCCGGGATCGAATCTATAAAACGAATTCTCTGGGTACCCGATCCTATGGCCGGAGGTAGCGTTACAGTTTGCACTGTTGTTACTCGCTTTTCAGCGGGGCTGATCATTTCTGTCAACCTCATACGGTTTGTTTCCCGTATGGTCGGACTATCGCATCGGCCCGAAGGCCGTCTCAGGGTTTAGTCTCTCACGGTGGCTTTCGCCTTCCGCCTTGTTCCCATTTCAGGGTTCAAGACAATTACCCAAGATTTCCACATCGCGGATTACGCCGCGAGGGCACCAGATCGATGAAATTTGTAAGCGCACCATCCGCCAATTGTCGCCGTCGGATCAAAAGACGACGGAGGAGCATCAGTCACGACTTTACAGTCGATCGTGCGCCAGTCTCCCTCATCCAGATCCGTGTCGCCTGGGACTTCCAACCACACGCCGATCATCGCGTAATTGCCGAAGATGTACGTGCGGAATGCAATGCTGCCAGCGCCAGCGTAATTCGGCGTCTGAGTGACGAACGGAGTCTGACGGAACACAACGTTCGTGCCGGGCAATTCGATTTCCTTGGTCTGGTCGCTGCCAGCCATTTCATCGAACTTGCTCATATTGGCATACTTCCACAGGTCAACGATCGAGTTGTTAACGGTCGTCGCGTTGTAGATGTCACCGAGGACGTTCGGGCTGATGGCTCCCATGAACTTCCCCTTCTTGCAAGGCAGCACGTCATTGCTGACGAGTTGCTGTTTCATTTCGCGGATCGTTGCCAGGTCCAGGGTATAAGGCGTGGCGAGCAATGCGCTCTGGTTAACCGTTGCGTCAACGGAGGCTGCGGAGTCTGCGACCGTGCTGTACAGTTCGGAAATGCTCTGTCCAGCTTGGTAACCGAGTTCCACGGCGCTGTTGCCAACCAACTCATCGATCGCCGAAGCGATTGCGAACGAGCTGAAGTTGGAATAGTTGTTCCACTCACCGACCTGCGCCGGGGCGCTGATCTGCGTGATTTCCTGCGGGGCTCCGACAGTACCGTCCGCGGATTGGCTAGTGTCGCCAGACAGCGTGTTGTACTGGAAGAACGTCCGATTGATACCCATGTGCAAAGGCTGCACACGCCGTTCTGCGGCCGCGACAAACGCGTCCGTTTCTCCCTTTCTCGGTTGTTACATGTCATCCTTCAATGACATGGATTGATCATTTCTGTCAACCTCTAACGATTCATTTATCGCTAGAACGGACTATTACATCACCGTATTTGCGGTGTCTTCTCGGTTAGTCTCTCACGGTGTTAAGGTATCGTATAATTGACGTTAACTGACTTTAGGACAATTATAATGTACTTTAACTTCCGCCTCGTTAGCATCTCAGCCTTCGAGTCCATTAGAGAAGATTCTCACTCCCTTCGGAGTGACTCTTTCTTGTTTCCACAAAATGAATGATTTTCTTCAGATCGTCTAAAGTAGCGTTACTTTTAATTCGATTAGCTTTATACGATACAAAAGATAAGTTATCCTTATACTTCTTCAAATACGGGAGATTTGGATTAAATCGGTCTATGGACGGACTGCCGTCTCTAGGACCACCTTTTCTCTTGTCGTATTTAAACCCCAAGACAGGGCAAAAATCCGTTAAAATAGGAACATCTTCTATTTCTAAATCGGATTCGTATCCTTTGTGTCTTGCTCTATCTCTCATACCAGATAAAGCTCGGGCTCGGATTATATCATCCACATTTGCGTTATTTGAATATCCGCCATGCTTTGTATTTGTGTCTTTACGTAAACATCCGCAAGATCTAACCTTTCCCTTTCGTAACATAACACCAAGGACGGTTGTATCTTTTCCACAAACACACTTACATAACCATTTAGAAAAATTTGTTCCGTTTGGAGAAACATAATTTTCCAATCGTTTTATAACGAGCAATCTTTCGAATGCACGACCCTCAAGATTCTGGGTTTTACCTGGCATGGCGATCCTTTCAAATTTAGAAAAAGTTGGGAATTAATTCCTTGTCGAACAATATAGCTTGCGCCGTGAGAACGTTTCCCACGTTGCTCGCTGAAGGGTTAGGTCCTGACATATAATTTACCTCGTTTACTTTCAAAAGTCAAGAGGTTTTATTGCTTCTTTGCAAACAGAGCATTGACTTTGTCGTAGAACTTCGGATCTATTTTGTGTCTACGCTTCATCTCGTCTGCGGACATCTTAGCAATATCCTTCTT